TTGGTAAAAGGGAAGACCTTTTGGGTTCAACCCCAGACCTAATGGTTTCGGCATGTATGCGATTTCCGTTGCTACCTTTCGGTAACGGGAAGGGACTAGAGATATCCCTGGTGGTCCTAACCACCGCACTATGTCGAGGAAAGAAGTATTAAAATCTTTCCATTTCTCTACCTTAAGTCGGCCTTTCTTATTGAAGACCTTACCTGCGAACTCGCCTAGCTCATCGGAAATTAATGATTTCTCCTTTGAGATAGGTACACCTAGAATTTCAAGCATCTTACAATATGCTTCCGATACTTGTTTATTGGTGATTATAACATCATCACCAAGTATCCTAAATGTATCATAGGTTCCAAGTCGGTACTCCATCAAACGGATAAGAAAGCCGTGTGATAGAGCAAAGAGAGGGTAAGAAGGGTATAAACCAAGCGGCTGACCAACAGTCCATCTAATGGACCGGTCACTGTCTAGGTAAAAGCTCAATGACTCCGGTATGTCTACCGGAGGCTGCCACTTGCCACGCGCTATAATAGAAAATAGTTCGCTGTGGTCTTGAAACCACGATTGATGATGCAACGGAAGTATATCCTTTATAATGTTTAGCAACATCTCGCTAAACTCTAAAGGAAAGTTGTTGGTAGCATCCGATAAATCGTGACAAAACACGGTTTTCCCCGCTGCCAAGGCCTCGATACCAAACTGGAGACCCTTCTCCTGGTTGAAAGTACAATCCCAGGGTAGGCGTCGCACTGAGGAAAATAGAAAATTCCCCAGCTTCGAGAGCACAACTTGATGCACTCTAAGAGGGTTAGCAATAACCCTTGCCTTCATTCCTCTCTCTTGGATTACAGAGACAGACCCACTAAGGAGTTTATTTCCGGAGAATGATATCCCACAGGGTGTGTTATCAGCACCCCCACATGCGTCAATATAGTGTTGAATCATACTGGCGAATGCACGCTCTTTTGCAGGGAATTTTAAAACCTGCATCCAAGCGTAATGGTCCGACGGTAAGACTTCATTTTCAATAACAGAAGTATACCTACCATTCTTGGTAAACACCGGAAGAAGTGACTTCTTCGATGGTGAGGAAGTCCAATGGGATATTGAACTGTATTTTGCATTCTCCACCTCCTCACGGAAGATGGAACCAAACAGTGTTATCGTTTGGGGCAAATCCTGAACTGCTCGCAGAATATCGCTAGTGTTTTCAGGCCTCGTCGCACTGGTTATAAATTTTAACCATTGCTTTTCCGTCAGCACCTTGGAACGTATATTGGATATGAATAAAGTAATAACATTCAATGTCCGTGTTAATCCAAGGTGTTTGGACCATAGGTACCCAAAAGGTCCCTTAGGTCTACCGTCCTTCTTGGTGGCAATCCAAATGTCCTGCTGTGGGACCGTACCCGATAACAAACCTACTTTTAGCGCTTTTAGACGCGTTATGGTAGATTCGGGTCCCAAGGTTCTCAACCAACGTCTATAGCAGTAGATAAGCTGCCAGGCCGTTGATCGCGGGATATACTGAGAGACGCAAAATCGAAAGAGATCAACGTTCGTTGCTGTATCAATAAGCACGTTCGTACCTCCTAGATGGAGCATTATAGAAGTGAACACGAAAGCGATCGCCCAAGGGCTCGCGCTGGATGCCTAC